AATGCTCAAAAAGGTAAAAAATTATCTGAAGAGCATAAAGAGAAAATATCTAAATCAAATAAAGAAAGAATACTCAGAAACAAAATTAAATATTAATATGACTAAAGAAGAATTAGTAGAAGAAGTTCGTGGTGAACTTACAGCATCTTGTGCTTTACCATATTCTCCTCAAACAAAAGAAATAGAAAGAATAATAAAAAAAGAAATGCGTTGGCTTTATAGGGAATATCGTGAACTTGTTCAAGATAGAATATATGTTTTGAATAAAGGCTATTATACAACTGCTGAATTTAAAAGTACACGAACATTTCAAATGAATGACTGTACAGAGGGAGTTAAAAAAGTTGTAGAAATGACTGGCGGAAGTAGGGTATTTGGTATAAATGATCCAGATTTATCTTTTGATAGATTAATGGCATCGGATCTTTATCTAACCCCCCTATCATCGGATCAAATTACATATAGAACTATTCAGTGGTCTTTTTGGGATTTAGCACGAAGTTTTAATTTAGTTGATATCAATCATGATTTCAATCCTAATACACACAGACTTGCTATTACAGGAAGAACACCTGAACAAAGTTTATTTATATTAGCAATGGATCATATTCCGGTCGAAGATGCTTATGAAGATACGATAGTTTTAGAATGGATAATAGCTAAAAGCAAAATTTCGTTGGCCAGAATATTAGGAGCATTTAATTATAATCTTGTAGGGAATATAAGTATTAATTTTCAAATGTGGAAAGATGAGGGAGAAGCAGAATTAGAAAGATTAAGAACAAAAATTGAAGGAGATAATACCGTCGATTGGTTTATCATGTTCCCATAAGGTTGATTATCAATGAGTTAAGATATAAAAATTATGAAAAGAGGAATTATTTATTGTGCAATATCTCCAGTAGGCAAAAAATACTATGGACAAAGTGTACAAGAATTACAAAAAAGAAAAAATAGACATATTAGAGATGCGAAAAAAGGATCCAATTTTAGATTCCACCAAGCATTAAGAAAATATAATTATCAATTTATTTGGGAAATGAAAGAAACTATAAAAGACGGCAATAAAGAGGGCCTTGTAAAAAAATTAAATACTAGAGAAAAATTTTGGATTAAAAAAGATAAAACCTATCTATTTGAATCCGGATATAATATGACTCATGGAGGAGATAATATTGCTGGAAGAAAAAGATCCCTTCATAGCCATTTTACAAAAGAAAAAATAAGAAATTCATTATTAGGATCTAAACATACAGAAGAAAGAAGAAGAAAAATTAGTGAAGCTCACAAAGGAAAAGATTTTTCTGCTAATTTTGGGCCTAGGACCTCAGGAAAAGATCATCCAAGCTGGAAACATATTCCTGAAGATGAACAAAAAAGAATAATAGATTTGCATGTTAATCACGAATGGGGATCTAGAAAATTAGAAAAAGAATTTGATTATAGTTTCATTAAAATTCTTAAATTCTTAAGGGAAGAGGGGGTTTATAAGCCAAATAAACTTGCGACAGCGGTAAGCAAATGAAATATAATTTTAAATATAAAATATTATTAGTATATTGGAGAATGTTTAATCCATGGAAATATAAAATGGCTATAAAATTTAAAAAAGCATTTAATGAAATTTCCCAAAAAGAAAAAGATAAATTAGCTAAATTATTTTGGGAAAAAATAATTAGAAAATACAGCCTTGAAGATAGTTAGAGAATATATAGAATTTGAAAGAACTCACGATGCATTTCATGATATGAATGTGGGTAGACATCAAAAAATTAAAAATTGGTTAAAAATTATGGATATCCCAGAGGATATTTATACAATTCATGATGATTTTACAATAGAAACATATAAAGATATAGATTTCACAAACAGACAGCTGGAATCTTTACCCCCATTTATAAAATTTGGAAAAATTAATGGCAGTTTTTATGCTGGAGGTAATAACTGGAAATCTTTAGAGGGGTTCCCAGATGAAATAACAGGAGATTTCCAATTGAGATCTCCTGCAAATCCTACATTTTATGGGGAAATACAGAGATTTAGGGAAGAAACTATTCATAAATTAATAAAAGTTCATGGAAAAATTTACAATTAAAGACATTAAAGAATTTTATCCCAGATGGGAAAATTATATTTTAGAGACTGAACAAAAAAATGTGGGAGCTTCTCAAAAACTTGAGGACTATGATGTTGTTTATACTAAAGACGGGGAAGAGATCAATATGAAGGACCTAAAATTTGAGATGGAGTCTGCTAAAACAGCAATTGCTGGTCAATCACCAATGTTCTCTCCATATTTGCATCATTTTACTCCGATTTATACATGGATGGTTCCAACTATGGCTACTGATGGATCTCGTCTTTTTGTAAATCCTGCTTTTGCAAATAATCTTTCGTGGTTACAAAAAATATTTGTTATTATTCATGAAATAATGCATTGCGTTTTATTACATTTAGATAGACTTGCGGAGAGAGACTCTTTTCTATTTAATATTGCCGGTGATTATGAAATAAATGCAATTATAATAGATACTATCGATAAATTTAATGAAGCCTTTATAAGAGATCCTGGTTTAAACGGTCTTTATGATGAGCAATATTTAAATATGCCCGTTGAACAAATTTATGAAATTGTAAAAAAGAATCCACCACCAAGCCCAAAAGGGGGACAAGGAAATCAAGGATCAGGACAAGGAAGTGGGGGATCAGGAGATCCTTCTCAAGGAGAATCTCAAACTCAGCCAGATCAACCAGGAACTATTGGAGGAGCTGGAAAACCGCAGGCGGGAAATACAGATCCCGGAGGAACAGGGGGTATTATACCCCCTGAAGAAGGAAAAAAAATTGCAAAAGCTTCTGGATATGGAGATGATGAAATAGGGCCTGATGAAAATATAAAAGATAAATGGGGGGTTGCTTCCGAAAAATTACTGAAGGATCTCGAAGGACAAAAAGGAGCAGGCTCAGGAAAAGGAAGTAAACTTCTTTCTACTCTTCAAAGACTTCATAAAGGGGATGTTAATTGGAAAGCCCTATTCAAGAAATATGTAGGCAGAGCTCTTTCTCCAGAAAAATATTGGAAAATAGGAAATAAAAAACATTTAGGAAGAGAATATCTAAAAAGAGGACAAAAAAGGAAAAAAGATGCAATTAAGCATATTGTTGTTATGGTAGATACTTCCAGATCTATGTATTCCAATCCAAAAACAATTCCAAGGATTTTAAATGAAATTAATCAAATAATATTTGCTAAAAAAGTTAAAAAAATTACAGTTGCATATTTTGATTCCGAGGTAAATAAAGATGCTGTTCAAACTATTGTTTTCAGAGGAGGCAATACATCGAAACCCGTTATAAAATCAGCTCCAGTAGGAGGAGGAACTTTATTTCAACCTGCTTTAGACTGGATATCAAATGAATTAAAAAATAAAATTGCCCTTTGTATTTTTATTACAGATGGAGGAAATTTTGATAGCGAATTAAGAAGACCTGGTTATTCTAATAAATTCATTTGGATGATTTATGATAATCCTGGTTGGGAGCATCCATGGGGAAAACAAATTAATATAAATAAAGAATAAATAAAGAATAAATATAAAAAATAATTGAATTATGGAAAAATTAGTTAGCGAATCAATTAAGGAATTTAGAGAAAGAAAAGCTCTGAATGAAGGCATATTCGATAATATCGGTCAAAAAATAAAAGGAGCCTTTCAAAAAATTGGTAAATTCTTTTATGGATTAGTAGGTGGACAGCCAGATGCAGGTGCTATAGCTCCTGTAAATGTTGGTATTATGGTGAAGGGTAATATGCTACATCCCGGAGTTTCCTATATTCCCAATCAATCAGATTTAGAACTTGAGCCAGGATTAAGCTCTCTGACCCCTGAAAAGCTTTTAGCTAAAAAGGGCCCAGATGAGATTATAGAATCTTTCAAATCTTTATTTGAAGGTAGAATTAAATTGGAGCATCCGTCTAAAAATGTTGGAAATATTGATAAAAAACAATTTTATCGCATAATTAGAATGTCTATAAAAAATCCAGAAAGACTTCCTTATATGGTATGGGGAGCTCCGGGTATTGGAAAAACTCAAATTGTTCAAGCAGTTCTTAAAGCAAGAGGAAAAGGGAGGCTTATAGATGTACCTACTTCTAAAATGGCTCCAGATGATTGGACTTTACCTGCTATTTGGACTAATGAAAAATCCAAAGAAATAGAAGCGATTGATGTTCCTAAAAACTGGCTTCCTCTTTATAAGCCAGATCCGGATCCAAAAATAAATGCTGAAAGAGATGCAATTGCAAATCAAGGAGAAGGAGGGATTATTTTCTTTGATGAACTTTCAAGAGCAGATCCAGCTGTACAAAATGCATGTTTAAAAATTATGCATGAAAGAATTATTGGAAATGATAAATTAGGATCTAAATGGGCACTTATTGCAGCATCTAATAGAGAAGGAGATGATCCCGATTCTGATATTTCATTTGGAAAAGCCCTTGGAAATAGATTTACTCAAGTTAATTACGTAGTAGATTTTGAAGGATGGAAAGAATGGGCTGTTGGTAAAATTGATTCAAGAATTTTAGACTTCTTAGAATTCAATCAAGAACATTTATATAATATGGATGATGATCCAGAACAAAGTATTTTTGCCTCTCCAAGAACATGGGAAGAAGCTTCTGTTAAAATAGCAGATCTAATGAGGGATGCCGAAGAAGAGGGAGAAAGAATTACCCCAAAGGATATATCAGATATGGTAGGATGGAATGTTGGAATGGACATTGCTACAGAGTTTAATGTATTCCTAAGAATGCTTGAAATTTTTGGAAAAGAAGATATTAAGAAAGTTATTGAAGATCCAGAAAAAGCTAGATTACCTAAAAAGAAAGGAAGCGGATATGAGCAATCAGAAGCAAATGCTCTTCTTTCTTTAGTTTGTACTTCAACTAGAGGAAAAGAGGTATTAACACCCCAGGAAATGTATAACTATTGTAGATACTTAATTAGATTAGATAATCCTTCTATAGCAGTTAGAGGCTTAAAGATGATGTTTATGGTTCATCCAGATATGCATGAGGAATTAGGAGAAGTAGAGGGCAGAGATAAGTATGGAACTTATGGATATAAAGAAGGAGATAAAAAAATCCCGGATAATAAGAAAAAAGCAATGGATATATTTATAGACAAATATGGTTACATATTTTAATAAAAAGAAATAATATAGAAATAATGGAAAAATTCGTATCAGAATCGTTATTAGAATTTGTTAATAGAGATGAAGATGCCTGGGCAGATAGAGAAATAAATAGGCATTTTAGACAAAAAGAAGGAATAGATAATTCCGATGATGTAGAAGAGATTCTATCAGATCCGGAATATGTGGATTTGCCCTCTTCAAAAAGCGGTATTTCTGGGGCCTTAGAAAAAATAATGAGTACTAAAGAGGGGAAAGAATTTTCTCCGATGGAATTTAAAAATTTCTGTATTTGGGCAACAAGACTCCCATTAGACCCTCAAGAAATAGAAATGGTAGTAGGTTCATTAATAAGTCGGCATATTTACATTTATCAAGATATGAAATCTGGAGGAGCCAAATATGATGAAGGCATTAATATAGTTAAAGAAATATTAGGAAATGAAGGGGATGAATATAGTTAGAGAAAACTTATTTGAATTTGAAAAGGGCTTAGACCCTAAAAAATCTATGGGATTAGGGGGAAAGCTAGATGATATAAAGAAATGGCTTTCCCCTTTTCTTTTTAAGAACCAATATAGAGTAAATCAAGATTATACTATTGATATAATTCGAGGAGACTTTATTGCGTTTGATGAAAATATTCCTAGAATTCCTGAATATATTCAATTTAATAAGTGTAGCGGGGCTTTTATTATAGATGGTCGAGGTTTAACGGATATGTTTGGATGCCCCAATATAGTAGATGGCGATTTTCATGTTTCTAATAATAAATTAAAATCCCTAAATGGATCTCCGGAGATAGTAGATGGCGATTATTTCATTAAGGGTAATATTGAACAATTCGCAGAAGATGAAATTAGAAAGATCTGTCAAGTAAGAGGTAATGTGATTGTATGAAAATAGTAAGAGAAAATATTAACTTTGAAAGGGGATTAAGCCCCAAAAAATCTATGGGTCTTGGTATAGAAGCTCAAATTCGTGATCATGCTTTAGAAAATTATAATTTAGAGTTAGGAAAGGATATGGGCGTCTTTGATGATATTTTAGAAGATAGTACTATAGACAGAAAAACGAGAGAAGAATGGATAAACTATTTAATAAAATCCGGATATGAATTTTGGGATGAAAATTCTTGGGGCGAACTAATGAATCAGCAAATTGAAGTTATATCTAAGTTACCGGATAAATGGGAACACAGCTTTGATAATATTTTATTGCAAAAAGGACCAGGCCATTTTTACATAAACTTTGATGATTGGACTGATTTTGCAGATTATTTCGATGAGAGTAGGGAAGTAGGAGAAGAATTTATTAGGGCCTTATTTGACGGAGACGGATATAAATTTTTCCAATACGAGAGTATAAATTATAAGATTATGGATTATTCTAGCTGGATCAAAAAAAATCAAGATAAAATACCTACTTTAGAAGATTTAAAGAAAAAGTTTATTGAAGCAGGGGGAAAAGAAGAGGATACAAAAGATATTGAAATCATGATCGATATAATAGCTGAAGATGAAAACCCAGATGCAGATTTTTCAGAATTAGAAGAAGCAATAAGATTTTCATTGATGGGGACAGATGAAAGGGCAGATGAGGATGCAGCTTTTAAAGAATTAAAGAATAGTTTATTAAAACATTATGAAATATACGAGGAGGACTGGGATGAGAATGACCAAAGATATAGAGGAAAAATTGAAGCAGATGGAGTTGAAAAACTTATAAATACTATTATAGAAGGAGAAGATAAAATAAGATACCAGCCGTCTCAATGGTGGCATGGTGAATGGGATCCGGATACATTTAATATGGAGTTGGAAAATAAACTAAATGGCGCAAAATGGATATTAAAGAATCTGCAGATGTAATTTGTGATAATGGCCACCATCATGGTCCGACAATTTGTCTTTCTGGAAATAAAATAGCCGAATATGCTGATGATGATGCTTATGCTTTTGGTGTATCTCAAAAAACAGGAAATATGAAGATATCTAAAGCAGGAGAAGATCATGAAAGTATGGATGATGATTATGGAGAATCCGGTGATGGCTGGGATGATCTGAATGTTTATGAAGGAAGAATGTGGATAAATCAAAAATTTATATCATTCTGGGATTATCCTCCAAGAAATGAGTTAGAAAAAATCGTGCAATCATTAGAAGAAGCCTTAAGAGAAAGAGTATCTATTAATATAGATATATGGAATGATCCCACGTGGAAAATTGAAGTTATCGTTGATGAAAATGATAAAATAGATTATTCAGCAAGTAAATTATACAGAGAAGCTAAAGAATATTGGACAAAACTTATTCCCCTTAAAGAATATGCGGGATCTTTAAATCCAGAACGAGCAGAACATGAAAAATCGCCGGGGGAAAAAGAAAAAAAGAAAGTACCTCATGGCTGGGGAAGCAAAAAATACGGAAAAGAAAAGCCTCTTGCTTGGCGACAAGCCCTCGTTCCGGAATCCCTTGAAGAATCTGTAAATTTTGAAAGGGGAGGAGATCCTAAAAAAGCAATGAATATTGGGAAAGAAACACTCCCTGTTTATAGATGTGGTCATTGTGGGATTTTTACTGATAAAAATGGTTTACCATATAATTATGATAGCCCTGAATTTTTAAGATCCCAGAAAATTGATCAAAATATGATGGGTGAAACCACGGAGGGCATCGATTGTGATGACTGTAGAGATGAGATGATATCTCAGAATTTTGAAGAAATAAGAGCGGAGGAAGAAAGAGATGAAGAAAAAAGAATGTGGCATGAAGAAAATGGTCCAGAAGGACATGGATGGTAAATTATGTGGTGGGTTTCAATAATATTAATGATTTTTGCAGGCATATTCAATGCCTCGATGGACGTTCTTAAAACCCAATTTAGAAATTCGATATTTTCTGCTTGGGAAAATCAACAATGGATCGATCCTACAATCTCATGGCATAATAAATGGAGACTAAATTCTAAATTTGGGGATCTAATCATGTCTACAGTGTTAGTTTGGACAACAGATCTATGGCATCTATCGAAAATGTTAATGCTGGTATGTATTTCCGCTGCAATAGTGCTTTATAATCCACTTTTTAAATGGTATTGGGATCTTTTAATCATGTATGTTACCTTTACGAGTACTTTTGAGCTATTTTACAGCAGAATTTTTAGGAAGTAGGATAAAATCCCTTCATTGTATCAACCATTTTGATATAATCTGCTGTTTGGGGCCTCATTTTCTGTTTACCTTGCTTATATTTTCTTAAATTGCCAATTCCCCAGTTATAAGCTATAACTAAATCATCAAAATTCTTAACATAATCGCTCTTACTAACAGTTTTTAAATAATAATGTATAAATTCAGCTGATTTTACGGGGTCATACATATCTTTCATAGTAAAATTAGTACCGTGTCTTTTGTTTATTCCGGGATGATATTTTCCTTCTTTATCTGTATATCCATCAATAATATGCTTTTTCGTTTGCGGAAATCCTTCAAACCCCCATTTATTCTTTATAGGTTTCATTCCAGTTTCGATAACCATAATAGACTTGATTAAATCTCTATTGGGATCCTCTCCTGCATCTTCTAAATTTTTTATAGCATTAAGAATTTCATCATCATATTGATTATACCTCTTCATTTTTTGAGAACTTAATCGACCAGGCTTAATTCCATTAATAAGATCGATTATTTCTGGCGTAATTTTTAAAATACTAGGAGAATCTTCTGTTTCTACTTCATATTTTGATAATATATCGTTAAATCCATGATATATTTCATCAGTAGAAAGAAATTTTTCATTAGCTAAATTAACAATAGCTGCATTTTTAGACATTTCTTCTTTAGAAGGAAGATCCTTTTTTTCCGGGGATATTTTATTAGCAAAAATAAGAAACATAGCTGCCAAAACTGCAAGTTTTTTAGTCTTATTTGTAATGGTATTAATATTTAGCTTTTCATTTAAGACATTTTCAGCTAAAAAATCAGCATTTAATAAAGCAAATCTATCCAAAGATTCCTTAACAAGCATATTAATAGTTTATTTTATATATCTTTTTGATGACTTCTTAATTAATAAAGATATATAAAATAAAAGTAGCGTGATCAAAGACATATACATCAGAAGCCCTGAAGATCCCAATTATCTTTATGGAATATATGAGCATGAAAATCCCATCGAAAGTATTATTTCCAAAATTAGAACCATTTTGGGAACTAGACAAGGCAAAGTTTTAGGGGACGTCAATTTCGGGGTTTCCATCGAAGATTTAGTCTTTGAATCAAGAATTAATAAATTTGACTTGGAGGAAAAAATACAATCTCAAATTTCTCAATATATTTCAGAGGCTAGTCAATATAATATAAGCCC